TGTCGGTGCAGCCTTTCGGCTTTTGCACTGCATCGGTGGGTGCAGGATGCACCGTGCTATCTGCACTCCATTGCTTCTTGCATCGTGCATAAAGCAACGCCATTGCAAAAGGCCCCCCCGGGGGGTGTATACGGGGGGACTCGCGAGTAGGCGGCGCAAGGTGGCTCATACCTTAGCGTTAGAGGATTCATGAATACGAAGGCATCCTTTCCCCCTGGAGCGAAGCGGAAGGCGACAAGCGAAGCGCGTCAGTTGGGGGCGATGATCTTGATTGGGAGTCGAGGTCCCAGGCCGGGTTGCTTGACCTGTTTTTCGATCAGCGCCTTAGCCTTCTTCTTACGGGAGATGCCGACCCACTTGTTGCGTTGTTCTTGGGCGGTGAGTTTGGACGGCACGTACTACCTCCTAGAGCGGATCCTGGACCCTCTGCTGCCCCCCCGCAACCTTCTTTTGGGCTAAGCGCGAGAGTTCGTCAATGGGTCATTTCACCCACTTCTCTAAGGGGGCTTGACTCAGTGGGTTTGGGGTGTGATTTTCTTTCCATGGCCCAGCCGACCCTCGGTAGCCTCATCACTCGATTAGAGGAGCTGGTGGTTCGCTACGAGGTGGCCCTGAAGAGGCTGGAGAACTTCGAGACCATCCCCTCTAAGGAAGAGAGGGCGGCTCAGTCTCTAGAGCTGGATCAGTTCATCCTCCAGTGGAAGAAGGGGCGGATCGATGACTACCTCTCCGATGAGTGACCTCATGCAGTGCTCCCTCGAAGCCATGGTCTACGATTTCGTATGCCACGCCGGGGTCGCCCACTTCCCAGATGGGAAATGTTGCGATATGTCGGGCTGTATCGCCTTCTTTGAGAAGATCGACCCCAAGGTGGTGACGATCCAAACCTACTCAGGAGCGAAGCCAGACGTCCTTTATAGGAAGAGGGCCGAAGGCTGGACCGCGCATCTCGTAGCCACCGCGTGATGGACCCTCTACCGGAACCCGCGAACATAGACGCCGAACCCACCCCAGGCTTCTTCGACCCTCCCGGGACCGAACTCCACCTAGAGAAGTGGAGAGCACAGATCGACTACCGGCTGGAGATCATGGCAAGAGCGGTCATTCGAGGCCGATTGAAGACCTCCCGAGACATCCGGAGGATTGCAGAGAAGCTGAAGGTGAAACCAGAACTCGTGAAGCTCTGGATCACAGACCCCCAGGTACTCAAGAAGGCCGCCGTCTACGCAACCGCCCTGGCGCTCCCTCACCAAGCCGAGAAAGCCAAGGAAGATATCCAAGCCTTCAAAGCCGTCGCCAATATCGCAGGACTGATCGAGTCCGGACCCCGGAGTCAGGTCAACGTCGCGATCGATAACAGAACCAGAGGCGACACCACCTCGGATCGGAAGTTCTTCGAACAATACGCACGCCGAGTGGAACGGCTCAAAGCTCCGGTATCGGATGTCGAAGCCCACGACTGACCCCCTATATAATGAGTATAAGCAGAGAGCCCGGACCTCACCCTGGCTCGCCTACCCCCTGACCGCTGTCCCCAAGATCCTCCCCTTCCATGAGTCCCTTGCCCACTACCGAGTCCTCTCCGGCCCCAACGGGGGAGGGAAAAGTACCGCGGGAGCCGCCGATTTCGTCAGTTACCCTCTAGGATACAATCCGATTCGGGGCGAAACCTATGAGACACCCAGCGTTAGCTGGGGAGTCTGCGTCGAATACAATAGTGCGGGCCGGGTCATGTTCCGGAAGATCAGTGACATGCTCCCCAGAAGCCCCGACGGGAAGCCACTTTGGAAATACTTCAAGCAAGAACACCTCTGCGAGCTGGAAAATGGCTCTGTGATTGCACTTAAGAGCCAAAAAGAAGGGGAAAGTAGCCTCCTGGCCGAGCGATGCCGGGCCATCTGGATCGATGAGGCCATGGGCGGAGAGCGTGGGAACGAGAACTTCGGAGAACTTCAGGCTAGAGGGCTCCCGGATCAGCCGTTAGACATGATTTTCACCTTGACGCCCAAGATGGACATCGGTTTGGAGTGGATGAGACGGAAGTTGTGGGTCGAAGAAGGCAAAGAACCCCACGAAGACTTCATTCAAGGCACCGAGTGCTTCCAGTTCGACCTCGATGACTGCCTGATCGAGCACGGAGGCTTCCTAACCCAGGAATACGTCACGAGAAGGAAGCTACAGGTCGATCCCGACGAGGCCGACGCTCGACTTCGGGGTATGTGGACCCCGTTCATGACCAAACCGGCCTTTTCCTTCAAGTTCCTGCTCGCATGCCAAGAGAGGGCCCCCAAATCGAGAAGCATCCGGTGGAAGAGGCCCGGCCTGACCCGATACGCCCCGGAGGACTGTGATGGTGGCCCCAACAAGCTCCAACGAGAGAGAGAAACCGCCCATACGTATATCGCGGCTTGGGATCCTAGCTCGGGACTGGGTAAGGGACACGACCCCAGTGCCTTTGTGGTCTTCGACCGCGCAGACCTGTGCGAAGTCTTCCACGCCGCCACAAACGACATGGACCCCGAACGCTTCTTCCGGGAAATCGTCCAGCCCGCCGTCTTCTACTATAACGACGCCCTCCTCATTATCGAGTCTAACGGACAGGGCGGAGGCGCTGCGGTCCAGGCTGCAAAGGACTCTGAATACCAGAACCTATACACCCAGAAGAACATAGGGAAACTGGAAACCCTCTACACCGACAAGATCGGCTGGAACACGAACGACCAGAGCAAAGGAAGGATGGTGGACGCCCTCCAGAGGACCCTTCGAGAGAACAAGTGGACCCCAAGCTACGGATTGGTCGAGGAGATGTCCCACGTCATGAAGAAGGTCATGCCGAGCGGGAAGGTGAGAGTCGAGCACGCAGACGGCTTCCACGATGACCTGACCATGGCCTCCGGGATCGCCCTGGCGGTCCACTACGAGGAGCCGGTCTATGACTGGCCCGACTTCAACAAGCTGAAGGTCCGCTACGGACAGACCCAGACCACCCAGACCCTGGCCTTCAACTAGTGGTCTACCACTTCACCCCGTTCCTGAAAGGCAATATCGGAGAAGGAATCAACCGCTCCGTGGAGATGGTCCCCGAGGATTCTTGGGTCTGTGTCCGGGACGCCGATACGATGTTCCTTACCTGGCGCCAGCAGCACCAAGTCGAGGAGATCACGAAGACCACGGACTTCGACCTCATAAGCTGCATGACGAACCGCTGTTACCCCGGATACTGCATGCCCGGTGGTAGGCTGAGCGACAACTACAACATACTGGATCATATCGAGATCGCAGAAGAGAGAGAACAGGCCCACTGGGCCGAGGTGGTTCCGTCAGGCTACGAGACAGACCCGGGGGCCGGAGACCTCCTCTTCGGACACTTCCTCCTCTTCAAGAAGGAGACCTGGAAGAAGGCTGGAGGCTTTTCAGGCCACTTGAACCACGACATCACCTTCTCCCAAGCCGTCAAAGCCCAAGGGTTAAAGCTAGGGGTCGCCACCGGGGTCTACCTCTTCCACTCCTTCCGCCCAGGAGTCAAAACCCCCTGGTTCATGGGGAAACACGATCCCCACCAACTAGACCCAGCCAGGTGAGCGTTTCGGTCATCCTCCCCACCCTGGGACGGCCCACCCTCCAGCGATCGATCGACTCCATCCTGAGCCAGCTCCTCCCCGGGGACGAACTCCTCATCCAGGTCGATTCCAAGCCACACAAGGATGATGGGAACTGGTGCCGGGACGAGATGATCGCCCGAGCCCAGGGCACCCACCTCTGGTTCCTGGACGACGACGATATCGCCCTCCCCGGAGCCATTGAAGCCTTCCACCAGGCCATCTCGGAAGACCCCGAGGTCTGCTGGATCTTCCGCATCCTCCTCTGTGGGGACCCGATGTGGAAGGTCCCGGGGAAGATCATGCCCGGAAACCAGCAGGGCCAGTGCCTCTTGGTCCCCCGACTCGCCTCCCCCCAATGGGTGAGCGACGGGTACGGCTCCGACTACCACTACCTACAACGCATCCACATCGACAAAAAATGGGCCAGTCCCATCATTGCCCAGATCCGACCCCCGATTCCTAGTTGACATAATACCGGGCCAGTCGTACACAGTTGCGGCATGGCTGATTACCTAGACGTCCCCGGTAACTCCATCGCCCCCGAACAATCCATCAAGACCCAAGACCAAGAACTCCCCGGATACCGATACGGAAAGGCTCTCTGCGAGACCGCTCGCTCCGCCGCAGGGGAACGTGTCAAGTCCTTCAAGGAGAACTGGAACTTCCTCCTCGGGAAAGAACAGTGGGGCACTCCCCAGACAAGCGCGGCCAAACAGATCGACCAGTGGGCCTTCAAGGGAGTGGTGAACTGGACCTATGCCACCGTGAAGACCAAAGCCGCCATGCTCTGCTCGGCCCCCACCGAACTCTTCTGCGATCCCCTGGACGACCAGAGCACCTACTACGATCGCCTCCTCTGGAAGAGTGCCTTGGAACACGAGATGACGCGGCTCCGCTTCCGGCAGGTCAAAGAAGACGCCTACCTCTGGGGCTCTGCCTCGGGAGTCGGAGTCGCCATGGTCTCCGCCAAGGCCGACCCACTTACAGGCGCCATGAAATTGGCCCTGCACAATATTCGATCGGACGAGTTCTACCGAGATCCCTCTGCCGACTCCATCACCTCTCCCAACTGTCGATTCGTGGTCTGGGAGACCGAACTCGACATGAGCACGATCCGAGAGATGTGGCCTTCCAAGGCGAACGAGGTAAAGCCCAATAGCAGACAGGTCACGGGCGGCTGGACCTACAAGCCAGACAACACGGACGATAATCTCATCTTCGGCACCGCTGGGGAGTTCGTGATCGACTCCCAGAACACCTTGAAGTCACGCAAGGCCACCGTCTCCTTCATCTGGGTGCGGGACGAGTCCCTGATCGAAGACCTACAGAGTGTCATGTTGAAGGACGCGGGCCCGGGCTTCTCATGCGTTTCGTGCGGCACGGTCTACGAGGAGGACGCGACTCCGGGACTCGATCTCGGAGAACCCTGCCCCACCTGCGCCGGAACCCTGGAACAAGTCACCATCCCCCCGAAGATCGAGCACAACAAGATCGTTCGCCGCCAGTATCCCTACGGACGCTTGATCGTCTACTCCGGCACCACCCTTCTCTATGACGGAGAGAATCCATACGAGCTGGAAGGGGTCTATCCCTTCTTCGTCTACCACCACGACCGAGTACCGGGAGACTTCTACGGCTCGAACGATGTGAGTCTATTGAAGTCACTCCAGATCGCGGAGAACACCGTCGTCTCGATGGGGGTCGATGGTGTCGTGCTCGCGATGTTCGGGCCATTCGAGTACCCGATCGGCGCCAAGAGTTACACCGCCATGGGGAACGGCCCGAAGCAGCAGCACCCCACCCCGGACCACCTCTGCGGGAAGGCTCGCTTCATCAACCCAGCCTCTGCAGACATGCAGCTCTGGAACGGAGTCCTGGGTGCGCTCCAGTACCACTTCACCGTGGTCTCTGGACTCTCCTCGGTGAGCTTGGGGGGGCAGAGCGGCTCCCCGCCGGTTAGCGCCACGGAAGCCGAGATCAGTAACGCACGGCTCTCCGATCGGATGAAGGGACACGCCTCGGGCCTCTCTCAGTTCATGAGTGACGGCGGGAACATCATTCGCCAGATGATGCAGCAGTTCTACGGGGACGCTCAGGAAGTCCCGGTAACCATGGCGAACTCGGAAGTGCAGTCCATCCAGATCGAAGTGAAGAAGCTCCCCAAAGTAAACGTCCGGGTCGAGGTCAACACCCAGCCCGCCTTCCGGGACAAGCTGCTCGGACAGAACGCCGTCCCCGTGCTCACGAATCCGATGATGGTGCAAAGCCCCTACTTCCCAGATGTCTTGGAGGCGATCGGCTTCCCTCCGGCACGGATCAAGGAAATGCTGGTGCGGCGCGGCACTCAGCAGGAGATGGCTCCGGCATCCGGGCCGCCTTCTGGTGCCCCTGAGCCCGCGCCGCCCGCTATGGAACCCATGCCCGAAGGAGGGATGCCCATTGGATAACAAGAGCCCGCAAATGAACGAGGCCAGTAGCCAGTGCGAACACCCCATGTTCAATAACGTGAGCCCCTACTCGACCAAGATCTCGGAGGAAATCCGAAACTCCAAGAATCCAGGCCGCCCCTTGATCGAGGCCGTGATCGAGACCTCGAACACCCAGAAGGTTCCGG